CCGGGGTCGGCTGGTTGACGGTCAGCTGCTCGGTGGCGTTCGTCAGGCGGTCGGCAGTAATGAACAGCAGGCGCTGTTCGGTGTAGAACTCCTGCACCATGTCCAAGATGTTCCGGGCCAGAATCGCGTCGGTGCGATTGAGGTTGTCCATGACCTTGGCCAGATTGGCCTGTCCGCTCTGCTTGTTGGAGTTGACCGACTTGGCAGACACGTCCTCGCGAGCGAAGCCCTGCATGTAGTCGCTGACGCCCGAGATGCTCTTGATGTGCTCCTCGGCCTTGTAGCTGATCCGGTCGAGGCCGGTAGGGGTGCTGTTCGGGACGATCTTCTCGGCGTTTTCGATCTCGTCCAGCTCCAGCACGAGGCCGGTCTGGGCTCCGCGCTGCTCCAGCTCGGCGGTCGACATGTTCTGGAGCGCGTTGCGCTTGATCTTCCAGCCGGAGTTGGCCGTGGTGTTCACCACGTGCAGTTCTTGGCTGGAGACCTTGTTGAGGAGTTCCTGCGGGCCGATCAGGTTCTCGACGAGGCCGATGGTCCGGCCGCGACGGAAGTAGGGGAAGTACGGGATAACCGTGAAGTGCTTGTACGGCGACCAGTCGTCGTGAAGGACCACGTTGTCCGCGACCACGGTCCAGCGAATCCGCTGGATCAGCTTCTTCGTCAGGGACAGGTTCGGGTTGGCGGCCAAATGAGCAGCGATCCGCTGCTCATCCCAGTCTCCGGGCACGATGCGCATGTCGCCGGTGGTCGTATCAACGAAGTGCTGGACCTTGTCTAGCTTCCGCCACTGGCGCTCGATCACCCGAATGTTGCGGGCGTTGCCGTCGGTGATGTCGGGCTGGGAGCCGTAGCTGTAGTGGCCGCGCGGGATGCCGAAGCGGTCCCGATCCCGGTCGATGGAGTCGTAGCCCCACGGGAAGTAGGAGTCTTGGCGGCCACGCAGCAGCTCTGCGTCGGCTTTCGAGTAGAGCAGCTCGATCTGGTCGGGGCTCATCCACTTCGTGACGATGACGTCGCCCCACTTGTCGGGGTCGTACTCGTCGGCGTCGGCGTCGATCAGGACGTTCTTCGGGTTGAGCTGCTCGATCCGGACCTCACCGCGCAGGGAGTCCGAGAAGTCGAGGCGAGCGTCGAAGAAGCCTCGCGAGCCCACGATGCCGTCGCAGAACACGTCTGACCGGACCCACGGGAGCTGGTTGTTGTCCCCGATCTGCATGAAGACCTTGGTCAACGCGTCGGCGACTTCGGAGGTCGCTCCTTCGTTGCGGGGCTTGAAGGCGATGTCGGTGCGGTTGTAGATCTGCTCGCCCAGCACGTTGGCGATGGTGCTCATGATCTTGTTGATCGTGAGCGCCGGGCGCTTGTAGGCCTTCAGCAACGCCAAATCGTTCGGGTCCCACTGGAGCCCGGTGAAGAAGTCCTCGCACTTGGTGGCTTTGGCGACGTAGCCCAAATGTCCATTGTCGCGAATCCAAGCGTATCGGTTCCACACCTCGTTGGCGAGCGCGTTGTTGACGGGCATGGGTCAGGGGTTCCTGTCAGGCAGTCATGTGCGAGCCGCCCGAACCTTCGAGGTTCAGACGGTCGCGCCAAGAGGGGATGCGGGGTGGGGGCTCGACCCGTGGGGGCTCTTTGCCGATGCACAACTGTACCACCCATGCCAGTGCGTCGACTACGTCATCGTGCGCGCCGGCCGGGAAGCGCAGCAGCTCCTGCTCGGCTTGGCCCCGCCAATGGGCACCTTCGGGGAAGATCACCCGGTTCTGCTGCATCCGGCCTTGCAAGGGCCGCGCGCGAGCGAGCTTGTCCGTCAAGGGCCGAAGGACCTCGTACGGGGGGAACATCCGGCGCTCGGCCATCCGCTTCTTGAGCATCGGCTCGATGGCCCGCCAGATCTGGCCGTCTTCGGCCCCGATCAGGTAGCCGGAGTGGGCTCCGGTGCCCCAGCGCTCGGCGACGTCGAGCATGGCCTCGACGATCTGGAAGCTGTCGCCCTTCATTCGGTGGATTTCGAGCACGTAGAGGGTGTCGGTCTCGTCTTGGAGGACCGTCGCGCCCACGGTCCAGTCGTTCTGCTGCTTCTCACCAATGGCGAAGTCCCACGCGGTGTAGACCCGCTGGCCGTGGGTCGACGGGAGGGTGTGCACGTACCGGAAGTAGTCCTTCTTGAAGTACATGCCCTCGTCGGGGACCGGGTTCTGCTGGTACAGCGCCGACCAGATACGCGGCTGGAGGTTGGCCCGGATGCGCTTGAGCGCTTGGGTCGGGTAGCGCTCCTCGTGGAGGCAGAAATCCTTGACGCGCAGGAGCTGCTTGCCCTCGTCGGGTGGCTGCTCCTCGGCGAAGCGGGTGATTTCGAGGGTCTGCTTGTCCCGGTACTCGAACTGCTCGCTCAGTGCCGGGTACTTGATGATTTCGAAGTCATCGATGCCTTCGGGGCTGTCGTCCTTCCCGATCAGCGCCATCTGCTGCTGCAGCCGGCCTGCGAGGTCGTCGTCGTTCCACCAGGTGTTATGGCTCACCAGCCCGTTGGCGATGAAATTCTCGGTTCGGGCGATCTGGACGTCGAAAACTTCCTCTTCGCCGGCGGGCTCTACGCTGACGACGTCATCCAGCGTGAAGTCGCAGGTACCTCCCCATGGAGACTGCGTTTTTCGCGGTGCGTAGGTGACCAACCGCGACGTTGCAGTGATTGCAAAGCAACCCTCTGACTTTCCCGGTGTCGTGGCAGTGATCGACGCAGAGCTTGTTGACCCAGTGGTTGGGGACTTTGCCGTCTGGCGGATCGCCGCAGGAAGCGCAGAGCCCTTTCTGGGCCACGACCATCGCGTCGTACTCAGATGCGGTGATGCCGTACCGGTGCTTGAGATGCGCATTACGCCGAGAACTCGTGCAGCTAGACGGCGGGCGATGCCCGTCAGCCCATTTTTTACGGACGTAGTGCTTAGCGCAAAGCCCCCGGCACTTCGCAGGCAGCTCGCAGCCCGGTTCCGCGCAAACAACGCCGCGCCACTTCCCCCACTTCCCGGTAGCGCCACGATTTTGTGGGCCGTAGTCAGGTCCTGCGCTCGTACCCATGCGAGTTCTCCGTCGATAGTGGCGAGGAACGGGTGCCTCCCGTTCGCTCGCACCATTTTACCGGACTTCGTAGTAATTGTATAGATGGAATCACGACCTTGGCTCTTCCACTGCTCCACAACAGCCGTGGAGAGGCGGCCGTCGTCGTACGTGGCCACCTCGTCGCCGGGGCGCAGCGCGTCGAGCCTCGTTTCGGACCCGTCGGGGCGCAGCACGGGGGTGTCGCCGGTCATGCACTGAATAACCAACACGCCGCCCCCGGGGGCCAAACGCGTGTACGCCGTGGACTGGTACCAGTCCCACAGCTTGTCGCGGACCAGCACCGAGTCGGCTTCCTCTTGGTCCTTGATCGGGTCGTCCACGATCAGGATGTGCGCGCCCTTACCGGTAATACCGCCGCCGCGACCCGCAGCCGTGAACCCGCCACCCTGAGTCGTGTTCCACTTCTCGACGCTCTGGGAATCGGGGTCCAGACGGGCATCGGGGAACACGTTCTGGTAGATCGGGTCGCGGAAGATTTCCCGGACTTTCCGGGAAAAACCCATGGGCAAGTCCAAGTTGTACCCGACGTTGATCAACTCGTGGTGCGGGTGCTGCCCCAAGTGCCAAGCCGGGAAGCGGATGCTCGCAAGCTCGCTGTTGTGCGTAGGTAGATACGTCTCGCCCACGAGATACAGACCGTCAGCACTATCGACTTGGATGCAGCGGCCGAGGACCGGGGGGACGTTCCGAACCGCCTTCACGCCAATCCGACGACGGCTCCGCACGCGTGTGACGCGCTTCCGAGGCAGCGTACCGCCGCCTGCGGCATCGTGGGGGGTCCACTGTACGCACCACGACTCTCCCCCCACGATATGCCGCTCCCGCGTGTCTGCGGGGGTGTAGTCCACACTGGCGCGGTAGCCCAGCGAGCGGACCAACGCGGCTACGTCAGCGGCGAGGCGCTGGCTCCCGCTACGGAACCGCACGCGCTGCGTGCCCGGATCCACACTGCCGTCGGTGTCGACGAGCCCCTCGAGCAGCCGGTAACGCTGCTCCACGCTGGCTGAGAGGTACTGGGCGGGGATGTGCTTGTTGTTAAGCAGCTGGGCGGTGCGAAGCCGCGCGCGGATACCGCCAACAAACGTCTGGTACACGACTCCGGTCGTGGGGTGTACATGCTGCGCGCCGCGCTCATACGGGATCAGCGCGGTGATGTGTGCCATATCCTCTGCGCAACCGCAGATGACAGGCTCTGAGGACTTACCATCCCCTAACCAAGCGCCGAGGAAATATGGGTCGATGGGGAGCTGCTGCGGAGTACCGGCAACTGCGTCTGCCAGAGGCAGCTGAAAACGCGCCCGTGATTTAGGGCCAACCACCAAGCACTGAGAGGCGAGGTACTCAGTTTCCACCGTGCGCCACTCGTGCCTCGCACGGTCATACACCGTCCATTCGTGCGCCGCATGGCACTGGATGCGGGAGCCATCCATAAACTCAACTTCCCGGTCCTGAGGAGCCTCGTCTGAGATAGCCAGAACTTGGACGGGAGCCCCGGACGGGGCGTACACGAAGTCGCCGGGCCGGAGATCGCCGTGGCGTCGCACCCCTACCGGAGTCGGGACGAGAGTGTCGTGGGCGAGTTGTTTGCCATGCCGTGGCGGCATCAGGAGCATCAAACGGGGCGACTTGCCGTCGGCGACGGCTTGGGAAAAACGCTCCAAGCGCTTGCACACGTCATCGTGCACCCAGCCAGCCGAGTAACGGGGGTGGGTGAGCTTGGTGAAGTGGAGCAGGCGGCGACGGGCCAGCGCGCGCTGGGCCAGAAGCTGCTGGACACTGGGGCTGGGTGCTCGGCTCATTGGTCGATCACCGTGAACTCGCCCTCGAGGAAGCCGCCATGGCCTTCGGCCATCTGCAGCAGCTCTTCGTCCGACATCGAGTTGATCTTCTCGACCATGACGCGGCCGTTCACGGACACTTCGACCTTGGTCTTGGTGGGCTCATAGAACCCGCACATTTTTCCGATCTCACGCCACCCTGAGACCATGGCCAGCGGATCGCCCTTGATCCGGCCGAGGTCGATAGCCTCGACGAAGCCATCGATTACCTTCTGGCGGGTCATGCCCGTGGTGCTGGCGTACTCGGCCCGAGCCTCTGCAATGGCCTTGATGACCTTAGGGTTCTTGAGCAGGGCGGTGACTTGCTGGGCTTGCGAGTACCCGGCCATCCGGCCTGCGGCCCCACGGGGCAAGTTGTCGTGGACGAAGTGCTTCACGAACATGCGCTGCATGTCCGTGAGCGGACCGTTCGGGTTCTGAGTTCCGGCCACACGGCTGCCGCCCGGCGAGTTTCGCAGCTTTGGGAGTGTCGTCTTTTGGGGGGAGTTAGCCATCTGATGTCGGATATTAGCCGAACTTGGGAAAAATTTCGCAGAATTTTTTCAGAAAAGGGTTTTGGAACGAGGGGCGGGGGTACTTCGGATCGAGTTCTGTTCCACGTGAAACATCAGTTTTTTGTGCGTTGTCTGACAGTGACACCCTCCCCTCCCTCGCTCCGAAGTGGCTACCCCACTTCGGTTTCGGTTCTCCGAACGAGGAAAGGAGTCTCTTACCCCCTCGGGCTAAGAGCAAAAAACTAAGAGCGCAGCGCTTCGCGCTGCCTGCTCGCGATCTATGTAAGTGGTGAATGGTTCACCGCGTATTGGAGTATCGAAATGAATCAAGCTGTCAAGCTTCTCCTCGCCGTCCTGATCGGCGGCACCGCAGGCTGGCTCACCGGCCTCGCGCTCAATGCATTGTACGCAGCGCTTACTGCACTGCTCGGTACAGCATTGGGCACTGTCGTGTATCTCGCGGTCAGCGTCACCCTCGGATTCTTCGGTGCGAAGTTCCTGCTCTCGCAGTACTTCGCCCTGCGCCCCGCAGCCCGCAAGAAGCCCGCCTTCCGTTGCTTCGCTCGTTGAGCGAAGCAACTTAACTGCTGCGTACTTCGTACGCAGCTCTAACTGCTACGTACTTCGTACGTAGCTCTAACTACTAGGAGTTTATCGCTATGTCTATCTCCATGAAGTCATCGAAGATGCAAATGTATTCCGAGATCGAGCGCCTTCGCGCTCTGCTCGATGTTCGCGATGCGGGCATCCGCTTGCAGGCCGAGACCATCGAGCGTCGCGACGCGACGATC